AGGTTGCGGCGCTCGAGGTGGTCTATGTCCAGGGTCGTCGGACCCCGACCATCGAGGCCGTCGAGTCCGACGCCAACCAGCTTGGCATGGGCTTCCGCGGCACGTACGAGTTCGGCGCGATCGCGGCCGATTCCCGCGGTGCTGTGAAGATCACCGGGGCCTGAGCCTAAGTGAAGTGAACCAAACCACCGGGCCGAGAAGTCGGCCCGGTGGGATTCCAAAGGCGAGGGCGAGGCCCTTGCATCGCAACCAATGGCGTCTGCGCGACGCCGCCAAGGAGCACGCAGAATGAGCGCTACGCACATTGCCACGCCGAGTTACCTGAACAGCACCCCCGCATCCGCGATCAGCGCCGGTCGTCCGACCGTCGCCGGCCCGCTGATCGGCTTCGCCGAGGCCGACGTCGCCGCGAGCGAACTCGGTTCGTTCCGTCTGGACGGCACGTTCGACATCGCCAAGGCCACGGGCGCGGGCACCGCGTTCGCGGTCGGTGACATCGTGCGGTACAACACCAGCACCAACCAGGCCACCCGCGACCCCGCGCAGCCCTTCGCCGGGATCTGCACGCGTGCGGCTGCGACGACCGACACTCTGGTTCGCACCCGCATGGTCAACGCCGCGAACCCCACGGTGCTGACGTTCGCGGTCGAAGACCTCGCCGCCGGCGCTGACATCGCCGACCGCGTTCTCGCGGCTCTGCCCCGCGGCGGCCAGATCGTCTCCGCCGGGTTCGTCGCCAACGGCTCGTTCGCCGGCGTCGACGGTTCCAATACGATGGTGCTCGCCCTGACCGACGGCGCGGGCAACACGATCTGCACGACGACGTACAACGCCGTCACCGTGCCGACGAACAACGGCTACAACACGTGCGGCATCCCTGACGCGACACACTCGCTGCTCACCGCTGGCGAGACGTTCCGCCTGAGCATCACCAACGGCGCGACCGCCAACCCGCCCGCTGGCACGCTGGTTGTCGAGCTCCTGCCGAACCGCTGAGTCACACCGCCCCAGCCCGCCGCCGCCCGTGACGAGAGTCGCGGAGGCGGTTTCCCAATGAGCAACCTTCTGGCCGACGGCCTGAACGCACTGGCGAATGATCGCAACGCCGAGATGGCGTCGACGGCCACCTACCGCCGCTTCAACGGCAACACGCTCACCGTGTGTGCAACGTCGGGACGCACCGACTGGACCGAGCAGAGCGAATCGGGGGTCGTCACCGAGAAGCGTTCGCACGACTTCATCATCCTGACCAGCCTTCTCGTGTTCGGCGGTGTGCGGTTCGACCCGCAACCCGCCGACGAGATCACCACGACGATCGGCGGCGTGACGTTGACGTATCGCGTGATGCCGAACAGCGGGCTTCCGTGCTGGGCCTACACCAGCAGCGAACGTGCATCGGTGCGAGTGCGCACGGCGCTGAGGGGGCAGGCGTGAGCGTGAGCATCCCCCACATCGTGACGAAGGCATGCCGCGACCTCGTCGCGGCGACGCCCGGCAACGCATTCGAGATGCGACTGAAGGCCGCGCCGGACATCGAGGCCGCAGACGCGATGCCAGCGGGCACCGTGTGCATTGTGTTTCCGGCGACGTACGCCGTCGAGCCCCTGACCCGCACCACCGACCTTCACACTGTGGGTGTTGGCATCGCGTTGTTCAAACGGATCGCCAACGACTTTACCGCGTCCGAGGATCTTGGCAAAGAGGCCGACGACGTTCGCCGGTACCTCTCACGCAAGAACATGACCACGTCTGAGGGCGTCGCGTCGTACGTGTCGACGGACTTCGCCGGCGCACTCGACGCAACCGCACTCCGCGAACAGAACATCGGGGCGATCTACATGACCGCCACGTACCAGATCAGCACCATCTGACAGGAGCATTTCCATGTCCGCACGCATCGGCCAAAGCCACGTTCTCTCCCGCAACACTGGCACCGGCGCGAGCCCGGTTTACGACGTCATCGCCAACGTGGCGGACGTTGAGTTCTCGTCGTCGGCGGACGCGGCCGAGGCATCGACCCGGGCGAGCCGGTTCCGCACCTACGCATCGGGCATGGTCGATGTGAGCCTGACCTTCAACCTGGTGCTCAACGCCAGCGACACCGACCGCACCACGATCCGCGACGCGCACATCGCCGGCACGCCGATGGAGTTGATCGTCTCGACTGGGGCGATCGGCACGAGCGGCACCGTCGCATCCGGCGGCGTGGCGGGCGTCGAGTGGTTCCGCATGGGCTTTGTCATCACGGGATACAGCCAGTCCGAGCCGCTCAACAATGTCGTAACGATCGCCGTCGAGGCGAAGCCCGCGACGATGACCGGCTTCACCGCTGGCTGGCAGACGGTCATCGCCTAACACAATCAACGGAGTCTGCACAATGGCGACGCTCAGGCTTGGGGGGCAGACGTTCACGGTTCGGGCCACGGTCGCATCTCTCGCACGCGCGAGGGATGCGGGCGTGGACTTGCTCGGCGGTCCTTCGGCCATCCTCAAGATGACCGAAGACCCCGTGCGATCGGTGACGGCGACGTACGCAATCATCGCGCCGTCGGCGATTACCCCCGAGCAATGGGCCGAGATGTTCGACTCCGAGGAGTCGGTCGTCGCGGCGCAGCGGGCACTCATCGAAGCCCTCACGGATTTCTCAACGGCCCACGGCCCGCTGCTCCGGTCGCTGGGCAAGAAGCTGGAGCAGGTCCATCAGACGATCGCGGCTCAGGCGCAGGCGCTGGCGGATCAGATCGACGCTGCGCCCCTGAGCACCTTCATACCTGGCGGCACATCTACCGACTCGCCGGAGCGGCCGGTGTCGATCCCGGTCCATTCCAACTCTGGGAACTCCGAGAGTTTGCCGACGGCGTGAGAGAGGCAGCGTGGGGGCACACGGCCAGCCTTATGGCCCTGGTCGCTCGGTGTGCCGGGAACAAGCGGGCGAAGCCTGAAGACTTCATGCCCGGTAAGAAGTCGAATCGCATGAAACTGACGATGCACGAGTTCGTGTCGCTCGCAACGAAGGGAACACTATGAAACTGACGATCCTGCTAGTGTCCGTGTTTGTCTTCTCTGTTCTGGGCGCGTGCGTCCAGACTGAACTCGCGCCGGGAACGCGGGCGACGATCGACGGGGCGGGCACCCGCATCGACAACGCGAGCCCGAACACGCTCCAGTTCGACGCCGGTTCCGCCGACGTCGGCGAGCGGATCAGCAGCGGGGGCGTCGGCCCAGCGAGTTACACCGTCACCACGGACGGTGAGAGCCGATCGTGGCGGGTCAGTCAGGCGAGCACCGAGGTATCGCTGCTGCTCAACCCCGACGGCCGCGTGTCGCTCAACAGCAGCAGCGGCAAGGACGTGACGGCCAAGGCCGAGAGCGTGGATTTCGACCCGGCGACCCTCAAGATCGCCATGAAGAACGTGCAGTTCGGCACCGACGCGAGCACGCCCATCCGCGCACAGAACGAAGCCTACGACCGGCTCGTGACCTACTGGACGGCGCTCAGTGCCGACCAGCGGGCTGGAGTCCTGGCACAACTTGAGACGCAAGGCGAGATCGGCAAGACGCTCGGCGACTTGCTCGGGCAGGCCCTCCGCACCGCTTCTGGCGTTCCCTGACCATTCGTTCCCCTCACCGAAGGAGCACCGATGACGACCATGAATGCAACCCCGACGCGAAGGGTTCGCGCCGATGATGCCGGGACGATCCGCGTGCCCCGCGAATGGCTGAAGCCGATCGCCACTGCACTCGGTGCCTTTGCCCTTGGCGGGGGGTTGACGCTCAGCGTTTCCGGCGGAGGTGGCCAGTCGTCGTCAGCGGTGGCACCGGCCCCGGAACTCAACACGCTGCTGTCGGAGTTCCGCGAGTTCCGCGCCGAGACGCGGGCGGGCATCGTTCAGATCCAAGCGAACATCGCCGACGCCCGCGAGCGTCTGTCGCGGCTTGAGGGCGCTTTGACTGGTGAGCCTTCACGCCGATGATTACCCCCACCGTCACCCTTGAGCAGATGAAGCGTGGTTTTTTCGACCGCGCCGGCATCCTCGAACGCATGGCCACGGAACGTGGGCGTGCGATTCGACGTGTGATGCTGCTGACGCGGACGATCGCCAAGCGATCACTCCGCGTGCGTCCGCGCCGGGTGGTGACGATCAAGCGGGGTGGACAGGATGTGCGGGTCGATCGGACGCGATACTCGCGACCTGGTCAACCCCCCACCGTTCGCGGTTCTTCGAGCCCGCTCAAGCGGCTTCTGTTCGCCGCGTACGACACGCGAACGGAGAGCGGCGTCGCGGGCAACACGCCGCTCAACGGCAGCGGCGGGGCTCAGGTGGTGCTTGAGAGGGGCGGCAACGTCACCATCACATCGACCCGCAACGTCTACCGCTCGGGCCAGCGTGTGCGTGTGAAAGAGACAAAGCAGGCTCGCATCGCTCCGCGCCCATTCATGGCCCCCGCGTTCCGCACGGGCATCGAGAGGGTTCCGCAGGAGTTCCGCGACATTCTGCACCGAGGGGGTGACCTGTGAGCGTTTCCTCTGGAGCCATTCGCGCCGGTCGCGCGTTCGTCGAACTCGGCGTGAAGGACGCCAAGTTCAAAAAGGGCATGGGCGAGGCCGAAAAGCGGATGAACGCTTTCGCGTCGGGCGTCGCCAAGGTCGGAGCCGCGTCACTGGCGATGGGCACCGCCGTTGCAGGCGGACTCGCCGCGATGTCTCGCGCGTTCGCGAACGCCGCGGACGACCTCGACACGATGGCGACCAAGAGCGGCATGAGCGTTGAGGCCTTGTCGGAGTTGTCGCTCGGCGTCAAGCAAGCGAACATCTCGATGGATGACCTGGCGGGCGGCGTGGCCCGCATGCAACGGGTCATCGCAGCGGCGACGAACGGCGACTCGGGTGCGGTCGGTGCCCTTGACGCGATCGGGCTGAGCGTCGAGAGCCTGTCGCGAATGAACCCCGATGACCAGTTCGCGGCGATCGCCGACGGCATCGCGGGCATCTCCGACCCCGCCCAGCGGACGTCGGCGGCGATGAACATCTTCGGTCGCTCGGGTGCGAACCTCATCCCGTTGCTCGCCAACGGTTCCAAGGGGCTCGCCGAGATGCGAGCCCGGGCACGCGAACTCGGGCTGACGATGACCACGGCCAGCGCCAAGGGCGGCGCACAACTGGCCGACCGGCTCGACGAGTTGTCGGCGGTGACCGCCCGCGCGACACAGAAGATCGGCGAGGCGTTCGCGCCGGCGTTGACGATGACGCTCAACGCGATCACCCCGCTCATCGTGCAGGTCGGGCGGTTCATCTCACAGAACCCCGCCCTTGTGCTCGCCGTCGGCGCAACCGCCAGCGCCGTGGCGGCTTTGGGTGCGGGGCTGATTGGAGTGGCGATCTCCGCCAAGGTCGCGGCGATCGCGGTCGGGCTGTTGACCAGCCCGGTGTTCCTCATCGTCGGCGGCATCACCGCGGCGGCGCTGGCGGTGCTGTACTTCACGGGCACGCTGGGCACGGTCGCGGGTGCGATCGGTGACGCATTCGGCAGCGCCTTCACATGGGTGTCGGGCGTGCTGGAGTCGATCAATCAGGCCCTGTCGGGTGGCGACATGGCACTCGCCGCAGAGGTCGGATTGGCCGCGGTTGAGATCCAGTTCCGCCGGGCGTCGGTTGGCATTCTCGGCGTGTGGGATTCGCTGATGGGCGGGCTTGCGAAGGTGTGGGCCTACCTCTGGAACACACTCAAACTGACTGGCAACCTCGCGATGAACGAGATCAGCGGCGTCATCTCGGCGCTGATGGAGACGTTCGCTGCGGGGCTTGAACTTGTTGCCGACGGACTCGCGGCGATCGGCATCGCCGACGGTTCCGTTCGCAGTCTCGCGACGACGTTGCAGCAATCGGCGAACCGCCGCACACCGGACAGCCCGTCGGCAATCGTCCAGCGTGCCGACGCCGACCTTGCTCGGCAGTTCGACGCGATCGACCGCAACCGCTCGCCCTCACTCGTCGACGCGGAGACGAACCTCGCCAAGGCGCAGGAGCGGCTCGCCAAGGCTCAGGCCGATGCGTTCGCGGCGTTCTACGAGAACGGCGGGTCCAACCCGTTCGCCCCATCGCGTGCAACGTCGCCGGCAATCCCCGCGGCGCGTGCCGCCGATCAAGCCATTGAAGAAGTCTTCGCCAACCTTGGCCCCGCGGGCTCACGCGGCACGTTCGCGACGTCCGACGCGGCACTCGCGAGCCTTCGCGGTGGTCCGACCGCACAACTTCTCGAGCGCATCGCCAAGGTGGCCGAACGGATTCAGCGGAGCGTGGACGACACCGAGCCCGGTTACATCATCGCGGGGTGAGTCAGCATGCCAATCGTCGTGACAGAACTCGGAGACGGCGCGACGTTCGGGCCTGAGCGTTCAGACCGTGTCTATCAAGTGACCGGCTCCGACGTTGAGGCGGACATCATCACGGCGGTGCTTTCGACGGCTCCGACGACAATCGGCTCGCTGAGGCGTGGTGCTCCGATCATCCAACACATCGCCCCGAGCCTGTACGAGGCCCGCGTGACGTGGGCATCGGACAGTGGCGGATCACTGTCGGTGCAGCCCGAAACGGGCACGTTCTTCCTGAGTGGCGATACGACCGGCGAAGAGGTGACGCTCACGCAGGCCATCTCACACATCGGTACGTGGGGCACGGGCGGATCGGTTTCGACGCCATACCTCGGTGCGATCAACGTCAACGATGACGGCGAGCCCGAGGGTGTCGCGGTCAAGACGGGATCGTTGCAGTTTGTCGAGACGGGGTACGTGCTCGCATCGACGGCGACGACGTCGTACTTTCGCACGCTCGCCCGCGCGACCGGCTCGGTCAACTCCGACACGTTCCGGGGATTCGCCGCCGGCGAGTTGCTCTACCTCGGTTCGCAGTTTCAATACCGGGCCGACAAACTCGACTACGAGATCACCAGCCGATTCGCGGTCAGTGAGAACCGCACCAGCATCGACGTCGGCGGCGTCATCACCGTGCCAAGCAAGGAGGGATGGGACTACCTCTGGGTGTCGTACGTCCGCGAGCCCGACAGCACGGGCCAGTACATCAAGGTCGTGCCGAACCTCGCACACGTTGAGCGGGTGCATCGCCGCGTTTCCTTCTCTTCTCTGGGGCTCCCCGGATGAGCAGCACGTTCTTCCGCAAGGGCACCGCGTACCGACTCGACGCCGACACGCTCAACGGCTGGCAGGAAGCCACACGCGCCGCACGCGGCGCGGCGAGCGGCGCAGACCCGTTCGGCGCGTTCGAGTCACCGCGGATGGTGTTCGCGAAGAACTCGACCGGCACGCTCGCCAAGGTCGGGCACATCATGTGCATCAACGGCACGGGCTGGGCTCCCGTGCGTGAGGGCTCGGGCAGCCCGATCAGTGTCGCGAAGTCGAACCTGTTTCAGAATCGCCCGGTGCTCAGCATCGGCGAGCCGACGGCCGCGTTGCAGGGCAAGGCGTGTGTCGTCGCGGAACCGATCGGCGCTGGCAAGATCGGCAAGGTGATCGTCTACGGCTACGCCCCGGTCCAGATGCTCAAGTACCGCGAGGGCGACACACGCGCGACCACGCGAGCGGGTTCTCGCGTGCTGCACTCCGGGCACGTTGGCGAGTTCGCGGTCGTCACCAGTGAGTCGGGCTTCAGCGGCGACGCGGGCACGGGGCACGGCCCGCCCGAGGCCCCGCTCCCGCTCTGGGCGTGGGTGCATCTCGCGCCCCCGCCTCAGCACGCCCTGACGGTTCGCATCGGCACGTCCGCCGAGTGGCCCAAGCCGGAGACGGACCCGGCCGAGACGCGACCGTATCGCCGGGTCTACGAGTTCGCGGAGGCATGGCTCGACGCGACACCGGCGAGCGGCACAATCGGCACGTGGATTGTCAAGCCCGGCGGCATCAACTCGACCGACTTCCCCGCCTACCGCGCGGTCAATCTCTCGGAGGCGTTGCACAGCGACACGACGCACGCGGCGACGGAACCTTGGGAACCGATCCCCGAGGGCACGATCGTTCGGGCGTGGCCGGAACTCGACTCGATCGGGCGGACGCTGTTCGTGTTCGACGAGCCCACGCCGCAGATCCTCACGGGCCGCATCAGCGCGGCGAGCGCCAGCGGGCTTGTGACGGCTTCGAGCGTGACGTACTCGGTCAAGGTGCATGGGCGCAACCAGACCATCACCGGCGTTCGTCCGCACTGGGGTACGCCCGTTGTGGAGACGGGCAAGATCATCGCCGCCGACGTGGGCTCGACTGTGATCCTTGTGCGAGCGCCGGACTCCGACAACGTCGCGATGACCTGGTACGCCCTCATCCGCGAGCGGCTCGACGTGACGGAGTGCGCAGAGTGACGGTCTACCAGAAGAGCACGGGCGAGACGCTGGTGGACTCGTCGGGGCGGTTGCTTACGCCCGAGTGCCCGCCGTCTGAAGAATGCTGTCCGTCGTCGCCGTTCCCACCGTGGACGCCCGGTGACGAGCCCGAGTGGATGGACCCGAACCCTGAGCCCGCGCCAGCCTCTGGAGAATGCCCGAGCGGATGCGTCGCGTGCAGCGACTGCCGAGCACCGTGCGATCCGCGTTCCGACGGCCTGTCGATTCGATGCTGTTCGCCGGAGAGCCCGGACACGATCACGATCAATGTCGCGGGGTCGCTGCGCACCGAGATCAACGTGATCGGCAGCCCGCTGTTTGTTGAAACGTACACGTGGAGCGGCGTGCGGACGATCGTTCCGGGCGTGAGCGACACGACCACGGCCACGTATCGGCTGGTGCGGACCGAAGGCGCTACGACGGTGCTGGATGTCACAACGCCGCTGGACCTGCCCGAGAACGAGTGCCCCGTGCCGGCGGAGTTCGCGGTGCTTTTCACCGGCGGCACCGGCACGCCGTCGCGGCTCTGCCACGGAGCCTATAGCAGGTCGGACGCGGAAAGTTTTAGCGGGGGGTCAAGCACGAGAACCGAGACCGGGTACAGCGACTGCCGGCGAAGTTATTGGTCCGCGCAAAAAAACATCGACTACACCGATGGATCGTACAACTACTCCGAGTCGCAAGCCTTCGCACAGATCACGTATTCGCCCGACACGTGCCGCACGCCGCGACTCTGTGACCCGACGACGGGCGGGGGGTTCATTCCGTGACGTGTCGCTGCGGCAAGGTTGAGGGCGGTGTCGCGTGCTCGCGTGGCGTGGTGCATCCGCTCGTCGTCACGCGGGCGATCATGTGTGCGACGTGCCCGGACTTTGAGCGACGCGGCAAGCGGCACGACGACGGCGTCTGTGCGATCACCGGGCACAGGTCCGATCGTCACATCCTCACGGGTGCCCATTGCCCGCGTGGCCGACACCCGAACCGATACGGGCTGGTCACGGTGACGGTCGCCGGTCACGCGGTAGTGACGCACCACTCGCCCATGTGGTCGCGACTCTGGTTGCTCTCGCGCGGCGGGATGACCCTCCGCGGCTTCTTTCGCGTGCCCGGGTGCGGGTGCATCGTCCGCCTGAAGCGGCGGGCGCGGCAGGCGCTCGACGTTGATCTGTGGTGGCGAGTCTTCACCCGTGCCGGCGGTGGCGTTCAATCTCGCGGTTGAGCCGTTCAGCCAACACCGCGGCATCGCGAACCCCGGCAACCTGCACGCGGGTTCCACCCGTGAACGCAACACCGATCGTCGCGAGGCCGAGTATCGACCCGAGGAACGATTGAGCGACCCCGACAGTCTCAACGGATCGGAGCGGCGACTCGGTTCGCCGCGTGGTGAACATCGTGCCCGAGCGTGCGATGACCCGCTGCGTCGTGAGCATGAGCCGCGCCCGCTTGATGTAGATGAGCCGGTCGATTGTGGCCGCGACATACGACAGGGCGACCACGAGCAGCACCAGGGCGACGATGACGCCGAGCGGCGTACCCAGCGACGCGACACCGATCAGCACGCCAGCGCCGCCCCAGAAGCACGCGCCGACGATCGGCGGGGCCAGCAGCAACCACGACGGGCGAAGGTCCGCGAGTTCACGCTCCGATTCGTCGGTGCGGGCAGGCACGATCAGCACGGGCGGCGTGTCCATCCGCATGAGCGTTGCGCCGCCGACGACGCCCGCGCCAGTCATCGCGACCGCCTGACGCGCGGACTCGGGATCGGGGGCTTTGACCTCGACAAAGTTCGCCGATCCGTCACGCGGACTGATAACTTCCACTTTCCACTCTGGCATCACATCTACTCCAGTGCGGCTCAACCCCGCCCACAAACGGGCCGATGAATAATCCGTAAAGCATGCTACATCGCTTTTCCACATCGACCCAGCCGCTTCTTCCGAGGGGTACCCCTAGAAATCGTCCGCCCCCGTTGACTCCAAAAACGCCGAGCCCCGGGTAACTAGCCCGGGGCTTTGGTCGGCGGTTCGCCGCGATGCACTCAGTGGATGCCGCATGGGCGATATGCGTGCAAAACCCCTGCTGGAAAGGGGTTTTGCGAGAGCGGGCGATCGGAATCGAACCGACGACATTCAGCTTGGGAATCTGAACACCGGGATCTGTCCGAGGCCCGAGAATGTCACGCGACGGTTCCGTCTGTGACGTCTGGACGGCGGAATAGTACGCCGAAGCCCCTTGACGCACCACGGACGATTGCTACACTCAACCCGTCGGCCTAACTACCCGACCGGACTGGGGCTGAAACGCGGCTGCCCTACCATCCGAATCAGACCGCGACAGGAGGCTGGCCCTTGACAACGCTCATGCGTTTGTGCGCCGAATACACGGCACACGCGACGAGGTACTACGTTCGCGCTGACCGCTCACAGAGTGGTGAGGCTGCGAACATCCGCTGCACGCTCCGATTCCTTCTCGAGCGCGTCGGTGGACACACCGCCCTCAACAAACTTAACCGCCGCGACCTGGTCGACTTCATCGACGCGGGCATCCGCGACCACGATTGGAGCCGCGGCTACGCCAACGCTCAACTCCGCCGCGTGAAGCACATGCTCAGGTGGGCGGCACTCGACCGCGAGATGATCGGCATCGAGGCCGTCGCCCCGCTGCTGAACGTCCCCTGCGTCCAGCCCGTCCGCGGTGGTGCTCGCGAGCCCGAGCCGCGTCACGTCCCCAGCCTTGCCGACGCGTGGCGCGTCATCCGACGCATGCCCCGTGAGCACCGCGAGGTGCTCACACTGGTTGCCCTCACCGGCGCTCGGCTCGGCGAGATCATCGACCTTCGCGTGCGTGACGTCGCCGCCGATCACCTGCGGCTGACGCAGCACAAGAACGCACACCGCGGGCACCTTCGACTCATCCCGATCGCGGGTGAGGCCCAGGCCATCATCCGCCGACGCTGCGACAAGGCCAACAACGTGCCGGGTGCTCGTCTGTTCCCGCCCCTTCGGGCCGGCGGCGTGGTTCGGTCGAAGAACCGCCTCCGCGTGGCGCTCGCCAAGGCGTGTGACACTGAGGGCACCCGCCTGTTCTCGCCCCACGCCCTGCGTCACGCCGTCGCCCGCGAGGTCCGCCAAGCGTTCGGCATCGACGCCGCCCAGGCCCTTCTCGGCCACAAGTCGCCGACGATGACCGCCCACTACGCCCCCGTCCCGATCGAATCGGGCCGCATGGCTGCCGAGGCCATCGCCGACCGCTTCGCCCGTGCATCTCGCGTTCCGGCCTGAGCGTTCTGCTCCGCCGACTGACCACCACAAACTCGCAAGGCTCAGTCGCGGGCATTCGCTCGCCGACCTTGCGGATGTCTGAGTATCACCCGAAAGGGCCAACGATGAAGACCGTCTGTGCCGAAAAGTTCTCGGGCGTCCGTGTGACTGAGTTGGAGGTCGTGCTCGCCGCCGTCGTGCTGACCCGCCCCGATCTTGAGGCGAAGTACGAGGCCGCGATCGCCGATCTGGCTTCTTTCCGCGCCCATTGTCAGTGTCTGAGTGTCATCGTTGATGACACCGCCGACGGCCGTCTCGCCGTCGCTGCCGCGCTCGCCACGTTTCAGGGAGGTGTCCTGTGATGTTGTACGCCATGCTTGCCGTTTGCTTTGCTTTGCTCATCGTCCTGGTCCCCGCCGCGGGGTGGAGCGGCGCACGCATCGCTCAGGCCCGGCTCAGGGCCGAGCGCCGGCGTCACGGTGAAGAGATTGAGGAGTTGACCGCCTCCCATTTGGACGTGCTCGAAACGTCTGAAGTTCAACGAGCCCGCGACACTCACACCTTCAAGGGTGAGATCGACCGACTCAAGGCCGCGAACGCGGCGCTGTGGGAGCGTGTGAACGACTTTGAGAGGCAGGCCATGCGTGGGGGTGGACGATGAGCCGAGCGTGGCGACTCATCGTGGGCCGAATCAACTCGGCCATACGAGTCCGCCGCATCCGACGCTGGCGACCACTCGTCGAGGCCAGCCGCAAAGGTCGGTGGATCAGGCTTTGCGGCGTAGGCAGGGTGAAGGCGAACTTCCTGACCATTCGGATAAAGGCTGGATTTGATGAGGCCGAAGTCAGAGAACGCATCTTCAATCGCGTTTTTCGTGGCCGCGAGCCTGTCCCGCCACCCGCACCGCCAGACCCCCGCGGATCCCGCTGCATCAACGTCAATCCGAACCGACCACCACCAGGCCCGCCGCCAGTTTCAAGGACAAGACCACCAATGAACACCGAACCCGTTACCGTCGCCCCCGTCGTCGCTGAGCCCGTGCCCGAGTCGAAGTGCGAAGTGCCGCCAATGCCTGAGAGTGTGTGGGTGTTGCTCTACATGAGGAAGAACTGGATCGACGGCGAATGGGGGCCTGGCGCAATGGCGTTCCCGACCCGTGAGCAGGCGATTCAGCACCTCAAGTGGGACAGGGAGCGTGCCCACAAGCGTGAGTATCACCGCCCGCACATCGTCAGAATGCACATGAGGTCCGCCGAGCCCGACGCCCCCACCCTCGAATCGCTCGCCGCCAAGCTCGCCGAGATCCACGCCGCGAACGCCGAACTCCGCGCGAAGATCGACGCGATGACCACCTGAACATCTCTCTCTCCCCCGGGTGACGGCTCGACAGCCTCGCCCGGGTTTCCCGAACCACGCACATCTTTGGAGTGTCTGAATGTCATCCGAAACCAAGCCCCGAATCAACCTGTTCGCCCTCACGCAAGAGCAGCAGACGCTGCACGACCTGCTCTGTGAGATTGGTGGCGACGTCACCGACGCCCAGGTTGAGGCGACGATCAACGAATGGATCGGCGAGATGGAAGCCAACGAGCAGGACGTGCTCCAGCGGATCGGCGTCGTGCTGAAGCGGCTTGCCGGTGACGCGGTCACCGCGAAGGAAGAGGCACAGCGGCTCGCACAACTCGCCAAGGTCCGCGAGAATGGCGTCGATCGCCTCAGGGGGCGCGTGCTCGACTACATGCAGCGACAGGACAAGAAGCGGATCGACACGCCGCTGTTTGTGTTCCGCCGTCAACGCAACCCGCAGCCGGGCCTCGACATCATGGTCGCGCCCGAGTCGCTGCCCGAGAAGTACCGCCGCGTCACGGTTGAGGCCGATCGCGTCGCCATTCGCACCGCACTCGTCGCCGGTGTGGCGATCGAGGGTGTGGTGTTGACCGAGGCCGGTGAGCACCTGCGAGTTCAGTGACAACCAAAGGAGGACAGATGTACGACCAGATCATCGACACGACGAACCCCAGCCCCCCGAAACTTCTCGTCTACGGCGAGCCCGGCGTCGGCAAGACCACGCTCGCGGCTCAGGCCGGCGCGTTCCTCATCGACTGCGAAGGCGGCGCGAGCAGCATCAAGGGCCTGAAGCGCACGCCGACGCTCCGCACGTGGGCGGAGATGGCAACGTGGCTCGACCGCATCGCCACCGAGCCCCCCGAGGGCGTGAGCGTGCTGGCGATCGACACCCTCGATTGGCTCGTCGCCGCGATCGAGCGGGACGTGCTCGACCGCGACCCGCCCGACCCCAAGAAGCCGTCGCGCGACCCGATGCTCAGCACGATGGGCTCGTCGCACGGCGGATACTTCAAGGCCCGTGAGATCGTCGTGAACATTGTCCAGCGGAACGTGCTGCCGATGCTCAACGCGATCCACGAGCGGGGCCTGGCGATCGTGCTGCTGGCCCACGCGGGGCATGAGAAGTTGCTCACGCCCGAGGGGGCGACGGTCAAGATGGCCGCGCCCGACCTGCCCTCGTACATCCTGCCCATCTTCCGCGAGTGGGCTGACGGCGTGTTCTACGCGACAAGCCGAAACGGTGAGCGTGTGCTCATCACCACCGGAACAAACCTCATCTGTGCGAAGAACCGCTACTCGATGCCTGTTGAGATGCCCCTGTCGTGGGCGTCAATCGAGGGTGCTCTCGCCTCATTCTGGAGTAACACATGACCTGGTTCGACGCAACGCAAGTCGCCCCTGACACGGGCTCGTCACCGATCCCCCCCGGCAACTACACCGCCGTCATCACCGCCGCGGAGGAGGCCCCCAACAAGGCCGGCACGGGGAAGAACCTCAAGATCGAGTTCACGATCACCGGCGGTGGACAGGACGGCCGCAAGGTGTTCGCGTACCTCGCGCTCGAGAACCCCAGCGCCGAGGCCGTGCGGATCGCACAGGGCAAGTTGTCGGCCATCTGCCACGCCGTCAAGGTGCTCAAGCCCAGCGGCCCGCAAGACCTGCTGAACGCGAGCCTCGACATCGCCGTGAAGGTCAAGCCCCGCGACGACAAGCCCGGCGACTTCAGCAACGACATCGCCGACTTCAAGGCTCGCGGCACGCTGACGAGCACGGCACCGACGGCACCCCCGCCGTTCAAGCCCACGGGTGCGCCCCCGGCCGCAGCGGCATGGAAGCCGCCCGGCGCACGCTGACGAATGAGTCGCGCAGGCTCGTGTCGCGGTCGCCGGGCTCATCGCCAACGGCGACCTTTCTAAACGCACCGACAGGCCCGGGCGGAAACGTGAGCAAACCTGTGACAGCCCGGAAAGACGGGCACTTTTCTCTGGAGTCGATGATGCTGAAGTTTGCGATGGAAGAAGCACGCGGACGGTTGGTCTGGTCCGCGACGGCGAAGGTTCGCGGCGAGGTGCTGCACTACCGCGTGGTCAAGCGTGCGAAGTTGTACGTGCTCATCAAGCCTGACGAGTCGGAGACGGATCACGACAACCTCACCGAGGCGTTCGGTCGTGCGGATAACCACCACCGCCAGGTACTCAGGGCGAAACGCAAGGGAGTGAAGGCGTGAGCCCGTGGGTGATTGGGATTGTGTGGGTTGTGAGTTGCATCGTGGGGGTGTGGGTGTTCGTCAAAGTTGAGTGGGCCGTCAACGAGTGGCTGCACAAGAGGAACAAGGACCGAGAATGACCATCGACCCCCACACCATGCCCCTCGACGCAATCCGCGACTGGCACTATCGACGCAAGGCGTTGGCCGAACTCGGCAAGCCGCTGTCTGAAATGACATGGGCCTTGCAGTTCTTCGATTACGGGCACTGCCGAAGATTGGATAAGCACGGAAAAAAGAACAAGCAGAGTGGCTTGAGCCACCCCTTCCCCGCGACCCTCGACGGTGCCGCGTCCGCGTTGCTGGAGGGGTGGGAGTGGAAAACTTCCGGACTCATCAAGTACTACGACGACGGCACTGTTGGGTTTGAGGAGTCGTGGGTGGCACGCAAAAACGAGGCTGTTGTCGTGTCGTGTCCACGCACCGACGACGAGATCCGCGACCGCTACCTGCTCTGGATGCTGGCGAAACTGAAGGAGGCCGGGCAATGAGCGAGCGGACACCTGAATGGACGCACATGAACGACACGCTCGTGGATGCCTGTGACGACAGGCGACTCTCTGGCCGTGACACCGCCGAAGGTCCGCTCATCTGGTGGGACGACGGCGTTGCAGCCGCCCTCGCCGCCCCGCTTGAGGCCGCGAACAAGCGGGTGAGGGAATTGGAGCGGGAACTCGGCGAGCGGAAGCTTGAGGATCATCTTGACACCGCGAGCATCCAGAAGCAGAACGCCGAACTCCGCGAGGCCGTGCGGGTGTTGGCGAAGAACCTGGCCGAGTACGCAATGTGCCGCCACGTCAACGGTAATGAGTGGATCAACTGCGCCAGCGATGAAGTGAACGCCAACCCCACCGCACGCTCCGCGATCGAAGCCGCCGCGAAGGAGACAAAGCAGTGAACAAGTACAGGATCGTCAAGGTCGGTCCCGGCAAGCACGCGATTCAATGCCCAAGCGGCGTGTGTATGTGTGCTGGTGAATACGGCACCGAAACGTCGCCGATTGACGGGCTGAGCGACTGGCAGCGAGTCAACGCGATGGTGGACGAACTCGGGCGGCTTAACAGCATCAAGACCGCCGCCCGAAGTCAAGGACTTCTCACCAAAGACGGCACGTTGCCAGCCGTGGCGGATCGGGTTTGGGTTCCAGCGATGGGCTGCACAGGCGAAGTTGTTATTCGGTTTGGTAGGCAAGTCGTCGCGTTCAATGAGAACAGCGGAATGCTGTCTAAGTACTTTGCGATGGACGAGTGCTACTCCACCCCCGAAGCCGCCCAAGCCGCCGCGAAGGCCGGTGGTGGAGCGTGAAAAGGTTCGTCGATCTGCGTCGGTCTCGACGGTTGACCGTGAAGGAAGCGGAGCTGGTCGTCGAGCTTCTGCTCAAGCGTGACATTCCCGCGGCGGATCGCATCATCGCCAAGATCAAGCCCGCGATCGCCGAGGCCGCGAGCCCGCTGACGGCCGCGGCCGAACACATCAGGAAGATGCGGGCCAAGCTGTTTTTAGAGGCACTGGCAAAGGGACCGGTTCGACGCAAGCGTGAGATTCCCGCGCCGTTGCCCTTCTCAACAGATGGTGGTGCGGCGTGACCATCTCCCTCCTCCAGACCCTCCCCAGCCCCCACCACGACGGACGCATGGGCGTTCACGTCATCATCGGCTACACGCTCAAGGGCAAGCCCGACTGGATCGGCGGCTACGGGTGGGGCGAGGACGGGGTAGAGGCGGCAGCCCGAGCGTACGGCGACGCGGCGGACACGCTGGCGAGGCGGAGGCCGAGGGTGGAGAGGGTGGAGGAACCGAATCTGTTTGGAGTGATTGCGTGAACCTCTACACCGACCACGACGACAAGGTGTGTGCGTGGCTCAGCGAACTTGTCAAGGCCGGGCACCTTCCCGCCGCTGATGTTCGCACGGCTGGCATCGAGTCCTTCACCCTGGCCGACGTGGCCGAGTACGAACAGGTTCATTTCTTCGCGGGCATTGGCGGCTGGCCGCTCGCATTCAAGATGGCAGGAGGTATCTGGAATGGAAGTTCAGGGCTTACTATTTGGTCAGGATCATGCCCGTGCCAGCCGTTCAGCGACGCCGGGAAGCGACGGGGCATCGCTGACGAGCGGCACCTGTGGCCCGAGTTCGCGCGGCTCATCGCCGAGCGTCGGCCCTCAGTTGTTGTTGGAGAGCAGGTTGCGTCTGCTGCTGGACGTGGATGGCTCGCCGGAGTACGCACTGACCTGGAAGCGATGGGATATGTCGTCGTCGCCGCCGATTTGTGCGCTGCGAGCGTCGGCGCACCGCACATTCGACAGCGGTTGTGGTGGGTGGGGATCGCCCCAGGCCAGCGACCACAAGGGCTCAGCGCAGCCCGGGCAACGCCGCGGGCAGTTGAGCGAGCATGCGTTGTTGGCGGGCTACCCGACCGCAACAGTGCGGGACGCAGGCCCCGGTGTCAATCTCGATCGGCCGAGCCGGGCCGCACAGATTGCCAAGGGTCACGGGCGGTCGATTCTGGGCGAGGTGGCGCAGTTGCTCGCGGGCTACCCGACGCCCAATCTCTCCGAGCGCGGACCCGAGACTCGGGAGAGCAAGGACAAGCGGGGATCGGGGGGCGTGGACCTGCAAACGACGGCCCTTGGGATGACTACATCCTCGTCCCATGCGCCGACGGGAAAACGCGGCGTATTGAACCCAGCATTAGCCCGCTGGTTGATGGGGTACCCGCCCGCGTGGTGCGACTGCGCGGTTACGGCAACGCCATCGTGCCGCAAGTCGCGGCGAGGTTCCTCCGAGCCGTTGAGGAAGTGATAAGGGAGTGTGACCTGTGACTCAACACCCATCATCACCCTGGAGCACCCATGCCGTTCGTGAAATCAGACTGGCCGCAACCCGTCCCCGAGTACATGCGTCGCGACGTTGTCACGGTGCTCAAACTGGTCGTTGCCGAGATTGACGAGCCGACGAAGGCTCTGCTGCGTGGTGGTCATCGCACCAGGGCAACGCGGATCGCACGCTCCGTGTCGGCGTACCTGCTGGCCAAGTGGTGCGGACTCGACACGAAACAGATCGGCCCGCACGTGTCGAACGCAGATCGAAACGCCGTGTGCAAGTGGCTTCTCAAGATGCGTCGCGAGAACCCGGACGGGCTGACCGGCACGCGATGGGAGCGAATCGAACACGAACTGGAGGCGATGTGAACTCACGCGAAAAAGGCAAGGTCGGCGAGCGCGAATGGGCCGAGTGGCTCCGCAACCGCGGGCTCGACGCACGCCGCGGGCAACAGAACCGGGGCGGTGCGGACTCGCCCGACGTCATCGGTGGATGGCAACACACACATTGCGAGGTCAAGCGCCGCGAGGCGTTGAACATCCACGCGGCGATCGACCAGGCGAAGACCGAGGCCCCCGTGGGGAGCGTGCCGTACGTCGCCCATCGGCGCAACGGCAAGGCATGGCTCATCACCATCGACGCAGAGGATGTGTGGATGTTCGCACTCGCCGTCGTGAACACGCCCCGCGGCAACGTGGAGACTACGTCGTGATCGCCACATCTCTCAGGCCCCGCGCCCAGCACGGTGGAGGGCGTCGCCCGCTTCCCCTCCCGCGTGTCACCGACCGGATGTGCGTCGAAGCCGCGGCGAAGGCATGCGGCTGCACGCTCGGTGACGTGCAGTCCGACTTTCGCGACTGGAACTTCATTCTCGCCCGCCGCGTGGCGATCTACCTCATGCGGCGCTGGCGGACGTCGAGCTTCCCAGAGATCAACGTCGCCATCCGTGGTGGCGGTGTCGGGCACTCGACGACGGTGTCGGCGTGGATGAGCCTCGACGGCGTCACCAATCGCCCCGAGTGTCGGCCGATGGTGGCGGGCATCTATCGGCTGGTGATGGCGCGGGCGACGTGTGAACTGCGGGGGCGGGTGTGGGCCGAGCGTGAGAAAGCATCGAGGAGTGTGTTCGGATGAAGATCGCATTGAACATGAACAGCATCGAAGACTATCGCCGGTTCCTTCGCGTGAAGACGCTGCCGAAGTACCGCATGGCCGGCGGGTTCGCCGAGTTCCCCGACGAGTATGCCGGCGCGGTCGGCGTTTCTTCCGCGCCCGCATTGCAAGTGTCTGAGTATCAGCCGTCCCCGGGCCTGTACGACTACCAGCGTGACATTGCCGAGATGGCAATCCGCAAGCGGAAGTTTGCGGTGTTCGCCGATTGCGGGCTTGGCAAGACGAGGATCATGTTTGAGTTCGCCCAGCACGCCGCGGCGTCGATCGGCAACAAGAGCGTGCTCATCGTCTCGCCGGCGATGGTGGTTCCTCAGACGATGGCCGAGTACGCCAGATTCCACGGGGGCACCCTGCGCCGAGTGCGAGCGGCCGAACTGCCTCAGTGGGCGGCGACGACGCGGGGCGAGATTGCCATCACCAACTACGACGCCCTCGATGCCGACGTCCCGCAGGGCAACATCGGCGCACTGATCCTTGACGAGTCTTCGATGCTCAAGAGTCACTACGGCAAGTGGGGGCAGGAATGCATCAGGCTCGGCCGCGGGCTCCATTGGAAACTCTGCCTCACCGGGACGCCCGCACCGAACGACCGCATCGAGTACGCGAACCATGCCGTGTTTCTGGATCACTTCCCGACGGTCAACTCGTTTCTGGCCCGGTTCTTCGTGAACCGCGGCGAGACTGGCGAGCGGTGGGAACTCAAGCCGCACGCCCTCAAGCCGTTCTACAAGGCACTCTCTCACTGGTGCATCTTCCTGTCGAATCCTGCGGTCTATGGCTGGAAGGACAACTGCCGCACCCTCCCGCCGATTCACGTTCACATCCACGAGATCGCGATGACTCCGGCCCAGCGTGAAGCCGTGGGCACCATGCAAGGCACGATGTTCGTTGACCAGATCGGCGGCATCGGCGCACGCCAGAAACTCGGGCGGCTCGCCAAGGGCGAGTACGACGGGCAACCGATCGAGACGAACAAGCCCGGCTTCATCAAGTCTCTGATCGAGTCGTTCGGTGATGAAAGCACACTGGTATGGTGCATCTTCAACGCCGAACAGACCACGATGGAGCGGTGCTTCCCCGACGCGGCCAGCATCCACGGCGAGACTGACGAGGAAGATCGAACCGCGATGGTCGAGCGGTTCAAGGCCGGCGGCACCAAGATCCTCATCAGCAAGCCGAAGATACTCGGGTTCGGGCTGAACCTCCAGATCGCCACCCGACAAGTTTTCTCGGGGCTTCAGGACAGTTACGAGTCATACTACCAGGCCGTCAAGCGATCCAATCGGATCGGCTCGACCAAGCCGCTGAACGTTCACATTCCGATCACCGAGATCGAGGCCCCGATGGTGGAGACCGTTCTCCGCAAGGCCAAGCAGATCGACGCAGACACCCGGCAACAGGAGGCCATCTTTCATGCTTCTCTCTGAGTCTCAGACGTATCACGTTCATCACGGCGATTGCATCGAACACATGGCAACCATGCCCGATCGGTGCGTTGACTTCTCTGTGTTCTCTCCGCCGTTCCCGGCGTTGTACGCCTACACGTCGTCGCCGGCGGACATCGGCAACAGCGAAGACCTCAAGCACGAGGCCCGACTCCATCTCGGGTTCTTCTACGCACAACTGGCCCGCATCGTCAAGCCGGGCCGGTGCGTGGTCGTTCACGTCATGCAGATTCCCCGCATGAAGCGGACGGGCGGCGTTGGCCTGTTCGACTTCCGCGGGCTCAACATCCGGCTCGGCGAGCGGTCGGGGCTGGTGTACGAGTACGATTGGCTCGTCACCAAAAACCCGCAGGCCCAGGCCATTCGCACAAAGTCACGCGAGATGCAGTTCGCGGGGCTGGAGTCTGATCGTGCGCGATCCCGCGGCGCACTTGGCGACTACCTCATCAAGTTCCGGGCACCGGGCGACAACGACACCAAGATCGACACCGGCGGGCAGGTCAGCCGCAACGACTGGATCGGATGGGCCGAGGCCGCGTGGACCGACATTCGCGAAACCGACACGCTCAACGTTAAAGAGGGACGGGGCGACGACGACACGCGGCACATCTGCCCCCTTCAACTCGGCGTGATTGATCGGCTTGTGCGCCTCTACACCAACCCCGGCGACGTCGTCTTCTCGCCATTCACCGGCATTGGCTCCGAGGGGTACGTCGCCGTCAAGCGTGGGCGTCGGTTCTATGGGTGCGAACTCAAAGACGAGTACCACAAGGCCGCGATCGCGAACATCGAAGATGCGATCCGCGAGTCCGCCGTCACCCCGGAAACGAGCCTCTTCGCATGAACCTCCGCCCCTACCAGCGCAGCGCCGTGGACGCGGTCTACAACCACCTTCGCGAGCGTGCCGACAACCCGCTCGTCGTCATCCCCACCGGCGGCGGCAAGACGCCGATCATCGCCACCATCTGCCGCGAAGTCTGCGATGCCAGCCCCACCGCTCGCATCATGGTTGTCGCGCACGTCAAGGAACTTCTGGAGCAAGCCGTTGACAAACTCCGCGCCGTCGCCCCGCAACTCCCCGTCGGCGTCTACTCGGCCGGACTTGGACGCCGAGAGATGGAGTACGCCGTCACCGTGGCGGGTATTCAGTCCGTCTTCCGCAAGGTGTGCGACTTCGGACGACTCGACCTCATCATCATCGACGAGGCCCACATGGTCCCCGCCGAAGACGACGGCATGTATCGAACCTTCATCGCCGGTGCGAAAGCCGTCAACCCCGACGTCCGCGTTGTCGGACTGACCGCCACCCCCTACCGCCTGAAAGACGGGCTCATCTGCGGGCCGGGGAACATCCTCAATCACATCTGCTACGAGGTCGGTGTCCGCGACCTTGTCAACGAGGGGTTCCTCTCTCCACTGCGATCCAAGCGCGGACTCGCGCAGATCGACGCCGACGGCATCGGCATCCGCGCCGGCGAGTTCATCGCCTCCGAGGTCGAGGCCGCGATGGATGACGCTGTTCTCGTCCAGTCGGCCGTCGATGAGATCCTTCAACGCACCGCCGACCGTGTCGGGTGCCTCATCTTCGCCGCCGGCGTCGCTCACGCGGGGCACATCGCCGACGAGTTCAAGCGGCGTGACCACGTCTGCGAGATCGTCACGGGCAGCACCCCCGACGCCGAACGCGCGGCGATCCTCGAGCGCTTCAAGACGCGAGCGACAAAGTACCTGGCGAACGTGAACGTGCTCACCACGGGCTTCGACGCCCCACACGTTGACTGCGTGGCGCTGCTGCGCCCGACGATGAGCCCGGGCCTGTACTACCAGATGGTCGGGCGCGGGTTCCGGCTCTCGCCCGGCAAGGCCGATTGCCTTGTGCTCGACTTCGGCGGCAACGTGCTCCGACACGGACCCATCGACGCGATGAGCCTCCGCATGCGAACACCCGGCACTGGCGGTGAAGCACCGGCGAAGGAATGCCCGGGGTGCATGGAGGTTGTCGCCGCGGGGTTCCGTCTGTGCCCCGAGTGTGGTCACGAGTTCCCCCCGCCCGAGAAGAAGGCACACACACCCAAAGCCGACAGCACGCCGGTAATGACGACCGAGGTCATCGACGAGGAACACCCGGTGATGGGCGTGACGTACCACCGCCACGAGAAAAAGGCGGACCCGTCGGCCCCGCCGACGATGCGCGTCGAGTATCAGTTGAACTACGCATGGTGGCAGAAGGAGTGGGTGTGCTTCGAGCACACGGGCTTCCCGCGCCGCAAGGCCGAGGGGTGGTGGCGTGACCACGGCGGCGGGTATCCGGCCCCGGCGACGGTTGAAGAGGCCCTGAGCCGCACGGGCGAACTCCGCAAGGTCGTCGCGATCAAGACGCGGACAAAGGGTGATTCGAAGTTTCCAGAGATCATCGGCTTCCAAGTCGAACGCGAGCCCGGCGAAGACGACGTCGAGCCGAGCAAGTTGCAGCAGGTGTTGAACACGCCCGGTGCGATCGACGGTGCGTTGATCCCCGAAGACGAAATCCCGTTTTGAAAGGAGAACGCATGAACCCCCAGCATCTCGACAACATCAAGGCCGAACGCCAGAAGGTCTACGGCGACCCGAAGAAGAACCACGAGGGCATCGCCCAGATGTGGGCGAGCATCCTTGAGCCGCACTGGGAGCGAATCCGCGACCAGAAGCCGTTGCCGCCTCACGTCGTCGCCATGATGATGGCGCTGCTGAAGATCAACCGCATGCGGCTGAGGTTTCACGCCGACAACTACGACGACGCGGCGGTGTACCTGTTGCAGTTCGCGCACGACTGGCAGGAGGAACTCGACCGCGGGGGGAAGGTGGAGGCGGAGGCGGTCGCGGCGAAGGTGGAGTATGCGCCGATCATCGACAGGGAGATGACGCTCCGGGCCGTCGCAAGGACGCGAAGGTACAGCGAATGGCGGGTGTGTGGCGTGCTTGGTGAAGGCAGGCTCTCCGCCGGCGTCGACGTGCAATCCAAGCACCCACTGGAGGCCGCATTCGAGTACGCGCGAGAGTTTCTCGGCGACAGGGTCAACACGAGCACCGTGCACGTGTTCGCGGAGTGGGCCTCGCTCAACTGTCCGATGGCTTGGGAGGTTCATCTGTCGCACGTTTCTGGAACCGAGTGGCAAGACGTCGCCATGTTCCCGATCGACCCCGCGGCCCTGGCGGAGCTGGCGAAGGAGTTGGTGCAGTGAAGAAGAAGCCGTGCGAGCACTGCGGCGGCGATGGACGCATCGAGGGTGAGCGATTTTGCAAGACGTGCAGGAAGATCATCGTCCAGAAGATTCGCAACGACTACTACGACGCCGCCTCCGTCCGCACGCTGTCACGCTTGGGCACCGAAGACACCGGCCGCAAGATGCACATGCAGCCCGCATGGGACAACACGAACCAACGAAACGAACAGGAGCACCCATGACCCCCATCCTCACCCTCGCCCTTATCGGCATCCTCGAAGCCGTCGCGTTCGTGTGGCGCTATCGGGCATCGCAGGCCCATCGGTTCGCGGGCACGTTCGCCAGCACGCTGGCCGTGTGCATCCTCCGCGTGCTGTTCGTCGTCGCCGGCGTGTCGGCCGTGCTGAAGGAAACACCCATCATCGTCGCCGTGTTGGCGTACGCAGTCCCCGCCGCCCTCGTGAGCGGCTACCTAGACCACATCAGGAGCAAGAAGTGAAGATCACCGTTGACACTCAGCAACTCAACACCGCGATCGCCGCCGTCGCGCACACCTGCCCGAGCCGATCCCCGCATCCGTTCCACCAATCGCTCCGCATTCACGCCCTGGGCAGCACCCTGACCGTCCGTGCGTTCGACGGCGAGACGTGGGCCGAGCAGGCGATCCCCGCCCTCGTCGATCAGAAGGGCGTCGCCGTGCTCAATGCCGACAGGCTCGCCGCCACGGTCAAGACGATCGCCACGCCGACGCTCACACTGGCGGTCGACGACACGATTACCACGATCACCGCGAGCGGTTCCCGGTTCCGCATCAACGCGAGCATGGACGCGAACGACTACCCCACACTCCCCCCCGACGACAAGGCCGAGCCGATCACTATCGCCGCGGGCACGCTTGAGCACGCCCTCAAGTCGGCACGGCACGCGATGTCCACCGAGAACAGCCGATACGCCATCCACGGCATGCTCGCCATGTTCGGCCCGGACGAGGTCCGCACCGTCGCGACCGACGGCCGGCGGCTGGTCGTCGTCGGCCCCGAGGTGAACGACGCCGCCCAGTCGCTCATCCCCGCAAACCTTGTCGCCGAGGTCATCCGTGCGACCAGCGCCGCGGACCCCTCCGACCGCGTCACGGTTCGCGTGAGCCCGACCCGGATCGGCTTCGACGTCGGCGACTGGAGCATCTCGGGTCCGCAGATCGCCGGCGCGTTCCCGCCCTACGCCGACATCATCAAGGGGCTCGGCAAGCCCACCTGCACGATCAGCGGCGACACCGGCTCACTCCTGGCCGCGATCAAGGCCGCGAGCATCTTCGCCGAAGACGAGAACCCCGGCGTGACGATCAACGTCGGCGACCACGTCGAAGTGCGTGCCGATTCGCCCGAGGTCGGATCGGCCGAGGTCGTCACCGACGCGAAGTCCGAGGGCAAGGGCTCGGTCAAGGTCAACGCCAAGTTCATTCGCGATGCGATCCCCGCATCCAACGTCGAGACATCCATCGAGATCGTGTCGGCCAGCAAGCCCGTTGCCATCCGTGGGCACGAGTACATCGCCGTTGTGATGCCCCTGTCCCATTAGCACGACCATATTGTGAGTGTCTGAATGCCACTGATCGACTACGCCAATGCCTATCTCGCCGCGGGGCTCTCGGTCGTGCCGGCGGACAAGACCGCCAAGCGGCCGAGCCTCCGATCGTGGCGACCGTACCAGGAACTCCGGCCCTCACCCGACGAGGTCGCGAACTGGTTCCCCGCCGCAACCGCGATCGGCCTGATCTGCGGCCGCGTGTCGGGCAACTTGGAGATGATCGACTTCGACACCGCGGGCGAAGCGTTCGAGCCGTGGTGCTCCATCGTCAATGAACGCGCCCCCGGCCTGCTGGAGCGGCTCGTCATCGAGTCCACCCCCAGCGGCGGGAAGCACGTGGTGTACCAATGTCAGGTCGCCGTCTGCGGCAATGAGAAACTCGCCGCGAGGTCGATCCCTTGCCCCGACGGCGACTCGGTCGTCGTCGCGGGCAAGACCCTCCGCCCGCGTCAGGTCGATGGTCAGTGGTTCGCCGAGACATGCCTCATCGAAACGCGCGGCGAGGGGGGGTTCTTCCTCTGTGCCCCGACGCCGGGGTACGAACTCATCCACGGGCGTCTGGACCAACTCGCGACGATCACCGAGGCCGAGCGGGTCATCCTGCTGGAGTCGGCCCTGGCCCTTGACGAGGCCCGCCCGACCGTCGCCCCCGAGCGTCACGCACCGATCATTCAGGCGACGGGTGAGCGGCCGGGCGACGTCTACAACGGGCTCGAAGAGTGGCGCGGCGTGCTCGAGCGCCACGGTTGGACGCACATCCGCAACGCCGGCAACAACGAACACTGGCGACGCCCCGGCAAGTCCGACGGCATGTCCGCCACGTTCAGCCCGACGCATCGCACCCTGTACGTGTTCTCGTCGAACGCACCCCCGTTCGAACCGAATCGGGCGTACAGCCCGTTCGCCATCTTCGCCATTCTTGAGCACGGCGGCGACTACCACGCCGCCGCGTGCTCCCTCGCGTCACTCGGCATGGGCTCCGAGCCCGACTACGGCGTCGACCTCTCCCAATGGGGCAAGCCGATCGACGAACCCGCGCCCGCGGCGAAGGTCGAACCGTTCCCCGAGCACCTTCTCAACGTGCCGGGCTTCATCGGTGAGGTCGTCGCCTACAACCTCGCGACCGCCACGCGCCCGCAACCCGTGCTCGCCCTGGCGGGTGCCATCGCCCTTCAGGCCGTGCTCGCCGGGCGCAAGGTCCGCGAGTACCGCGGAAACGCACCGAACGTCTACATCGTCGGCCTGGCCCCGTCCGGCGCTGGCAAGGACCACGCTCGGCACGTCGCCAAGCAGGTGCTCATCGCCGCGGGGTGCGTTGAACTGGAGGGCGGCGAAGAGATCGCCAGCGCCGCCGGGCTCGCGTCGAGTGTGCAAGAAAACCCCGCGATCATGTTTCAGGTCGACGAACTCGGCAGGTTCCTGAAGAACAGCGGCGACCAGTCGCGGAACCCGCACCTGTTCGAGATCGTGTCGAGCCTGATGAAACTCTACAGCGCCGCCCGGGGGCTTTGGAAGGGCAAGGCGTACTCCGACGCCAAGCGGAACCGCGAGGTCGCCCAGCCGTGCGTCGTGCTCCACGGAACGACCACGCCCGAGACGTTCTTCTCGGCGCTGACCGCCGACAACCTGGCCGACGGCTTCATCGGCCGACTGCTGGTGTTCAACGCACCGGCCGAGAAGCCCGAGCGCCAGAAGGCCCCCCACCGCGAACCGCCGGCAAGCATCACCGAGGCCGCGAGGTGGTGGACCGACGCATCGGGTGGTGGATACCCGACGGCGTTCAATGCCCAGCACCCCACGCCGCGTGAGGTGCCGACGACCCCCGAGGCCGAGCGGGTGTTCGATGAGTTGGTGGCCATCGCCGACGCCGAGCAGGCTCGCCCCAATCAGCCCGGAGGCCCCGTGTGGGCTCGCGCCGAAGAGAAGGCCCTCCGCCTCGCCCTCATCTATGCGTGCTCCGCTGACCGCCAGCAGCCCGTCATCGACGAGCCTGCGGCGCGATGGGCGGCGGACGTCGTGCTCCACCTGACCCGCCGGGTGCTGATGATGGCCGACGACTGGATCGCAGATACCCCGTTCGCGAAGCGTCAGGGTGAGGTGTTGAGGGCGATCAAGAGGTTGGGGAGCCCGACGAAGGGCGAACTGACGAGGGCGACGCAGAGCATGAGCGTGCGCGAACGTGACGAGGTGCTGGCCAACCTGACCCAGGCGAACCGCGTGGTGATGGATGTGAGCGGCCATGCGGGTGCCGGACGCCCCCTAACGACCTATCGGCTCGCCTGAATTTCTTCAATTGTTCAAGCGTTGTTTGACCCAATTTCACCTTCAATTGTTCAATTTCCTCACTAGGGGCTGTGTA